CGATCTCGGCCGAGAGCCGGGACGCCATCCGCGCCGCCATCATCGCCGGCGCCCAGATGGGCCTGCCCGTGGAAGAGCAGGCGCGCCGCCTGCGCGATTCCATTGGCCTCAGTCCGGGCCAGAACGACTGGGTGGCGTCCTACCGCCGCCAGCTGGAGACCCTCGACCCCCGCGTGCTGACCCGCGCGCTGCGCGATCGCCGCCACGACGGCCCGATCACCCGCGCCATCGACACGAACACGCCCCTCTCGGCCGAGGACATCGAGCGCTACGTCGGCTCCTACCACCGCCGCGCCCTGGCCTATCGCGCCATGACCATCGCCCGCACAGAGGCGCTGCGCGGCGCGAACACCGGCATGGTGGAGACCGCCCGCGTGGCGCTGCTGTCCATGCCCGACATGACTGTCGAGAAGGTCTGGATCGCCACCAAGGACAGCCGCACGCGCGACGCGCACCGCGAACTCGACGGGAAGGTGGTCCAGGGGCTCGACGAGCCCTTCACCTACCGCAACCCGACCACCGGGGCGCTCGAGCAGATCCGCTGGCCGCACGACGACAAGGCGGTAGCGCACCAGGTGGTGAACTGCCTGCTACCGGGCGCGCGGGTAGTGGCGCCCAACATTCGAGCGGTTAGCCGCCGCGAATATGACGGTGAGGCCATCCGTATCCAGACGCGCCGCGGAGCGGAGCTCGCCTGCACCATCAATCACCCGATACTCACCGACCGGGGCTGGGTGGCGGCGCAGTTCCTCCAGGAAGGCGACCGCGTAGTCCGCAGCGCCGCGGACGAGTGGAACCGTGCTGTCGACGATGACCAGCATGCTCCACCCCGCATCGAGGATATCTATGACGCGCTGAACCTGACTGGGCTTGCTCGGCTGCAGGTATGTCGCGCTGTGGATTTCCACCACGAGGGGATGCACGGCCAAGTCCGCATTGTACTTCCCGATGGGGAGCTGCGCGGTCACCAGCACGTCGCGGCGGGCGAGCCAGCCGGCGATCTGGCGCTCCTTCGGGGACTGCTTGTGGAGGCGGATTGCCGCCGCGGCGGCTTGCTTCGCGAGGTACTCGGGGCCCCTCTTCGTGCCGCGGACGGCAGCGTGCGCGGCGCCTACCTGTCGTTCGCGGGCGCTCTGGCTCATCTGGCGCCATTTGAGCCGCTCGGCCTCACCGCGTGTTCGAAGAGCGCGGCCATGTTCGGCGAGGACGCGTCCGATGACTTGGCGCGAGACCCCGTGCTGGTCCGCGAGGCTCTTGACCGACTGGCTGCCGTCGTACGCGGCGAGGAACGCGCTGATCTCTGGCGGCTGCCAGCGCTGGCGGGTGTCCCAGGTGGTCCGGATAACGCCGGCCTCACGCAGGATCCGCGAGGCCCGATTGGGCGAGGTGCGAGCCTCCCGGGCGACGTCCTCGAGGCGCAGGCCTCGACGGTAGAGCTCGATGATGTGGTTCTCGTCACCCGTTTTCCGTGGCGTGGGCATGTCTTCAACCTCGAAACCGATAGCCGATTGTACATCGCAAACGGCATCGTCAACCACAACTGCCGCTGCAGCTTCGGCCTGCGGCTGATCCCGAAGCCCGGCGCTGGCCGGTTCGTCGCCGAAGCCGCCTGATCCGACACAAGAGGAGCCCCGACCATGGACTTCACCACGATCTCCGGCCTGGGGGAGGAGGCGATGGCGCCCCTCCTCAAGGCCATCACCGACGAGCTTCCCGAGAAGCGCGGCGCGGCGCTGCTGAAGGCGCAGCAGGCCGTGCGGGTCTTCGTGGCGGCGGCGGAGCGCGGCGAGACGCCGGCCACGCCGGTCGAGCCGATCGCGCGCATGGTGCACGAGATCCTGGCGAAGGCGGCCGCGCCGAAGGCCGCCGCGGCGCCGAAGGTCGAGCAGGGCAACGCCGCGCTGGCGAAGTCGGTCGACGCCGAACTGCAGGATTTGGTGAAGAGCCAGACCGCGAAGGCGAAGGACCGGCTGGAGAAGGGGATGCTCAGTGGGCTCGCGATGCGTGCGGGGAACGCGATTGGCATTGGTCGGAAGGCTGGCACGCGCGCGATGATGGCGGGGGCGCGGAGCGCCCGTGCTGGCGGCATTGCCGAACGGAAGGCAGCGACCGGGCGCGCCACCGAGTATGCCTATGAGCGTGCCACGAGAGGCATGCCGGCATCCGCTGCCCGCCATCAGCGCGGGGTCGAGGCTGCGCGCGCGCAGCGTGGTTTCGGCGAGCGAATGGAGCTGGAGCACGGTGCGACCATGCGTGGCCGTGACGCGCGGCGCGGCGCCGAGAACGCGCGCAGCGAATTCAATTGGCGTCGCGAGCGCGCCGTTCGCAGGGCGACGAACACGGCCCTCGTGGCCGCCTCCGCTGGCATGACCGGCGCCGCGGGATATGGCGCGTATCGCAACTTCGAACTGCAGTCGCCCGTTCGCCGCCGCAAGAGCGAGGACTGAGGCGGATGGACCGCGCGCGCACCGGCCGCCGGCTCGCGGCGGTCCTTCGCCTGGCGGACGTGGTTGCGGCCGCGTCCGCCGCGGGCTCCTTCCAGCCCCAGAGCCTGCCCGCCCACCTGGTCGGCCGCATGGTCGGCCGCATCGGCCGCCTGCAGGGCTCCGGCATGGCCCGCATGGCCAAGGTCGTGCCCCAGGGCGGGCTGGCGAAGAACGAAGTTCGCCAGCGGGCAGCCCGAGCCCTGTTGACCGGGGCATGGGAGGGCGCGAAGGGCTGGCGCAACCTTGGCGGCCAGATCGGAGCCGAATACGGCGGTGAAATCGCCGGCTGGTCGGCGCGCCGCCACGGCAAGCGCGGCATGGCCGAAGCCGAGGCGCGGATCGCCGGCATCAAGCGTGGTCGCGCCATTGGCAAGGACGTGGCGACCATCGCCATGGCCGGGACCGGCGGCTACGGGGCCGGCGTGCTTCGCGACAAATTCAACGAGGGCGGCGGCTGGCCGAAGGTGAAGCAGAGCCTTCGCCAGGGTTGGTCGGATACGCGCGCCGTGTTCAGCGGCGACGCCTTCACTGCAGCGGGTCAGCGGCGAATCCGCGAGCGGGAACGTCGCGAGGGGCTGCGCAAGTCCTGGGGCGTGGCGCTGAGCGCCGCCTCCCTGGCCCTGCCGCTGGTCACCGAGACCCAGACCGGCCAGCGCGCCATGCGCTGGACCGGCCGCAAGATCGGCTCCGCCTGGCGCGCCATGGGCGGGACCAAGCGCACCGCCGCCAAGGTCCGCCACGGCGCCCGCGCCGCCGGCACCGCCATCGGCAGCCAGCGCGCCACCCTGAGCTCGGGAGCCGCCGCCGGCGGCACCTACCTCATGACCCGCGACCACTACCGCAACCGCGATCGCGAAGCCTGAGAGGTGTGCCGGCCGCCACTTCAGGCGGTATAAGATCACATGGATATGTGGCACACCATGCCGCGCGAGAGCGGCATCTACCTGATCCGGAACACGGTCAGCGGGAAGGTCTACGTCGGAAGCGCGCTCTGCCTGCGGAAACGAGTGGTTGAACATCGCCGCCTCCTGCGGGCCGGGAAGCACCGAAACCCCGCCCTCCAGGCGTCGTGGGTGAAGCACGGTGAGGGCGCCTTCTCCATCGAGGCGCTCGAAATCTGCGCCTCTGAGGACGCCACCCTTCTCGCCGCTGAGCAGCGCCACATGGACGACCTGGCGAAAGGCGCCAGCCTTTACAACGCCTGCCCTGTGGCGGGGACGCGCCGCGGGGCCAAGATGCCGCCCGAGGCCGTCGCGAAGATCGCAGATCAGAAGCGCGGCAACGCATATCGACTGGGGGCCGTGATCCCTCAGGAAATGCGTGAGCGGATCGCGGAGAAGCTCCGCGGGCGAAAAGCCAACCCGGAGACGAAGGCAAAGCTATCGCGGGCCCGGCGAGGCAAACCGAAAAGCGACGAGTGGAAGCGGAAGATTTCGGAGATCCACCGCGGCCGCGAGATCAGCGTCGAGCAGCGCGCGAAGATCGCGGCGAAGCTCAAGGGCAGGAAAATCCCGGCGGAAGTTCTGGCGAAGAGATTGGCCACGATCGCCGCCAGGAAGAAGGAAGCGCAGGATGCACGACTTCATCATCCCCCTCTCCAAGATCGATGAGGCCCAGCGCCTTGTGTACGGCCGTGCCGTCCAAGAGGTCGTGGACCGCACCAACGAGATCATCGACTACGCCACCGCGAAGCCCGCCTTCGAGAAGTGGTCGAAGGGCTTCGAGGAAGCGACCGGCGGCCTGTCGCGCGGAAATCTTCGGGTCATGCACGACCCGAAAAAGGTCGCCGGCAAGGTCATCGATTTGACCTTCAACGATGCCGACAAGGCCATCGACGTCGTCGCCAAGGTCGTGGATGACCAGGAGTGGAAGAAAGTATTGGAGGGGGTGTTTACCGGATTTTCGGTTGGTGGTGGCTACGGCCGGAAGTGGAAAGACGAAGAGACCGGCGCGACGCGGTATACGCCAGTCGTCACCGAGCTTTCCTTGGTCGATAATCCCTGCATCCCCACGGCGCGCATCACGCTCGCCAAGAACATCGACTTCATCCGCACAGACGGCACGGTGGAGGAGCTGCGCCTCACCGGCCGCGCCCGCACCTTCGAGGAGGTCCTGGCGGCCCGCCCCCGCTCCTACGACGAGGTCCTCGCCGGCGGCGACCCCACCTCCGCGCCCTCCGGCCCGCGCACCTTCGAGGAGGTGATGCTCGCGAAGCGCACCCCGGGCTCGCCGCTCTCCGATGCGGAGTACGAGCAGCGCAAGAAGGCGGCGGAGGCGCGCTGGAACACGGGGATGGCGGCAGGTGCCGCGATCGGTGCCGCGGCCGGTGCGCTGCGCCCCTACCGGCACCGCGACGCGGGTGTGCAGGATGCGGTGAAAGAGATTCGGCGCCTGCGGAGCAACGCGACGTTCGCCGCCACGATCGGCCGACAGCAGCAGCACACCAATCGCGCGTTCGAGGCCGCTCAGGACGAAATGATGTCCTTCATGAACGCCCGCACCGGAGGGGACGGGCGGCGCCTGACCCGCGAAGACGGGCGCGCAGCCATGGAACTGCATGACCGCATTCGAGATGGCTACCTGAAGGGCCCGAAGTCGCCGCTCGAGGGCCCCACGAAGGCCGCCGTGCAGGAGATCCGGCGCGATCTGAAAAGCGCGATCGGCGCGCTCCGCCAGGAGGCCCGCCGCTCGGCCATCAAGGGCAACGCCAAGGTCCGCGCCCTGCGTGCGGGCCTCACCGCCCTCGGCGGTGCTGCGATCGGCGGCGTCGGAGCCGCGGCCACGCTCCCGCGCATGACGCCCGAGTTCGAGGCCCGCTTCCGCCGCGAATACGGCCTCGACAAGGCCGCCCCCGCCGGCCCGCTGGCGAAGGGCCTGGGCCGGGCCATCACGAAGCCGGCCCGGCGCGCCTGGCGCGCGGTGGGCGGCTTCGGCGAGCGGGTCGGGGCGATCGCGGGCATGGCCACGGCGCCGCGCGATGCCGACCTCGCCACGCTCTTCGCGCGCGGCGCGCGGGGCGGTCAGGTGGGGCGTGGCCTGGCCCAGTCCGCCACCATCGGCGCTGGCCTGGGCGTGGCGGGCTATGCCGGGGTCGCTGGCGCCAATCGGCTGATCGAGCGCCGCGCGCGCCAGCTTTCCGAGGCGGAGCAGCGCCAGCGCGAGGAGGCGGCGCGCGCCTCGGCCGAGAAGCGCCGCGCCAAGACCGCCTCCGTCATGCGCGAGTTCAAGGACGGCCGTCTCCATTCGAGCTCCGGCCAGCTGGTGACCAACCGCAAGCAGGCGGTCGCCATCGCGCTCTCCGAAGCCCGCCGCGCCGAGCGCGCCGACAGCCTCGGGAAGAACTACTGGGGCGTGATCGGCGCCATGGCCAATCCGCTCGACACGGTCGACGACTGGTCGAAGCGGAAGGCGGCCAGGACGCGGCAACGCAAGGCGTCGCTCGGGACCGGCCGGATGCGGCGGCCCCGGACCCCGCGGACGCCGGCGCTCGCGCCGACCATGGAGTGAGCAGATGAGCCGTCCCGTGGTGACCGCCGACGTCATCGCCGAGCTGCGCACGCGCGTGGCCGGCCACAACGAGCGCCACCCGGCCGCGCGCACGCGCCTGAACGACCTCAAGAAGATCTTCTCGCGCCGCGGCATGGGCGCCGTCGAGGGCCACCTCACCAAGCTCGCCAAGGCCTCGGGGGACTTCGACGAGGGAAAGCACCGGCGGGATGAGAACGGCCGCTTCGCGCCCAAGGGCGGCGGCTCGGGCCGGCAGGGCTGGCAGGAGCGTCTCTACTCCGACGTCGCCACCCCCGAGACCCATCGCCGCCTGCGCGACGAAAGCCGCGGCTACGAGAGCGCCACCACCGCGGTCGTCCCCGAGACGCGCTACACCGAGCTCGGGCAGTGGGCGGGCGGCGCGGCCGGGATCGCCGCCGGCGGCTGGTCCGGGGCATCGGCCATGCGCAACCCGGATGGCGGCTTCATCCGGCGCTGGGCGCGCCGCAAGTCGGCCGACCTTGCCGGCGGTCTCGCTGGCGGCACGGTGAAGACCGTAACCCGGCTCGCCGGCGCGGCGTCGCACGGCCTGACCGGGGTGCCCGGTCCGAACGCCGTCGATGCGGTCGCGATGCGCGCAGGCAATGCCGCGCAGCGCGGCGTCTCGCGCCTGGTGTCCGGGGTCGGGTCGGCGATCAACCGGGCCACCACCTGGCCGGCGCGCAAGGCCGCCGAGGCGGAGATCGCCTCGATGCCCCCTCCGCGCAATGCGCTCGAGCGCACTCGCCGCGCCTACCGCGCCGCCTACGCCGGCACCCGCTACGGCCTGCTCTGGCCGGGCATTCCCTTCGCTATGGCAGGATATTACGGCATGCGCGACTACGTCGGTCCGGCTGCCGATGCGACCTTCCCGCGCCGCGTGGAGAAGGCGCTGACTGGCCCGGCGGATCCCCGCTCGCGCGAGGTCCTGCAGAAGGCCATCGCGGGCGCCGCCTGGCGCGGCGCGAAGAAGAAGGTGGCGCGCCTGTTCGGCCGCACGCCCTCCCAGAAGGCCGCCGCCACCCGCGGCGCGAACGCCGCGGCGGAGACCGCGCGCTCGGCCAAGTACGAGCGCATCGGCCGTCTGGCCGCGCGCACCCGCATGCGCCAGGCCGGCGCCTAT